AGCATGAGATGCGCTCTGTGGTGGCTACTGTCGAGGCGTTGGTAGCCACCACACAAAGCATCTACTTAATGTGTTCTGCTATCAGGGCTTCGAGCCAACCTTTCACCGTGTTTAACTCACTCACTAGTCGAGCATTCGCATCTACTGTTACCATAAACTTTTGCGTGTCTTTTCTATCTTCAGGGGCTATTGCTGATATAGAATTGAAGTGGTCAATCTGTAGTGATAGGTAGTCAATCGCTTGTAACATGATTGGGTGGTCTACTTGAACGGCGTTCTTCTCGACTTCAGTAGCAGTCTGCTGTTCGGCTGGTGCTTCGAGTAGGTACTCAGTACTTATTGGGTAGAGGTTGTCATCCTGCATATGCGGCTCCTATTCGTGCGAGTACTTCATCTTCGTGCATGCCTTGGTTAAGGTCGTCTATAGCCTGAGCAATGACGTTATCATTCATACCGAGGGCTTTTAGTTGGTCGATAATCTGGTAATCTTCTTCGCTTAACTCGCCTTGCTCTTGTGGCTGCATTTCCTCTGACTGCATAGGCATTTGTTGTGGCATACCTTGGGGCATTTGTGGGGATTGTGGCTGCATTTGGGGCTGCTGGGCTGTCTGTGTTTGTACTGCTTGAGCCTGAGCCGTTTGCGCGTCTATTTGCTGTTGTTGCATAGCCTGAGCCTGTTGCTGTTGAGCTAAGAACTCTTTGACATCTATGGTTAGTTCTTCAGGGTCTTGGACTGATGAAGCGGTGACCATAGCATTCCATACGCCGATAATCTTTTCCTGTGGTATGACACTTTGTAGGACTTGGCTACTACCGTATATTGTGAGTAGGCCATTGAGCGCATCGAGTTGCATTGCATCGTCATTCTTCTTACTAGTCGAAGCATCTACACTGAAGTGAAGTGCCGCAGTTGCGGTATCAAAGTCAATCATTATCTTGTCATCGTCTGACAGAAGATTAATGTCGAACTTACCCTCATCGGCTAGTTTACGGAGCTTATTTGCAGTGTCATCATCGAGCTGTACTTCTTCGACACCATGCTTCTTTGCAAAGTAGATGTTAATAGCCGTTTCTGACCAATCCTCAAACCATGCCTCAAACATCTTGCGAACGTAGTTATCATCAACTGAGATAGTGGCTTTCTGTTGATTTACTGCTGCTGGGGTCTTACCAAAGCCAGGGTTTCCTACTTCTGCGCTAATTGAAGTATCGGGTGAGTTCACAAGGTTTAAGAGCTGAGACTTTTGCAATCCATAGAGTGCTGGGTAGTTTGCAACAGCTGATGTATCAATCTTAAGTGTTTCGAGTGTAGCCTCTGGTGAGTACTTTGTTATAACAGCATGAGGGGCTAGCTTCACACCACTGAACTGACCGTACTTGACCATAGGTGGAGCTAACATAAGAGCGCGGTTGTACTGGTACATCTGCATACCGCTGTCGATAAGGTTCTGCAATCCACCGACTAGTTCAGGTATACCCCTACCCATTGGGTTAGAGCCGTCTATATCGCCGTAGCACCAGTCAATTGGTATCTTGCCGCGAGGGTCTACATTTGGTTCTGTTCGAACGATAGTTTCAAGGCGTGGGCTGAATGTGTAGAATACTGCATCAACACCCTCTTGAAAGCCAGTGATAAGCTCTACGCCTGAAACATCTAGGTTGCGCTCTAATTCGGTTGGAGTTTTGGCTTGTTGGTCTTTAGTACTGCCACCATCTTTGATTTCTTCAAGGGCTCTAATATCCCATGAGCTGTCATATTCTTCGCCACGTTCTTTAGCTTGTTTCTTAAGCTTTTTCTCACGATCTATAAGGGCTTCGATGTCCTCTTTCTGCCACCATGAGCGCACGAATACATAGCTTGATGCTTCACCGGACTTCTTGCCTGGTTGGATAGCTAGGTCGCCCCAATATATAACAGATAAATCAGGGCCAAAGCCTTTTGCATGTTTGACGAATGGGGTATAGGTAGCACAGACACCAAGTGTCAGGGCAGTTTCTAATACATTCCAGCACTTCTGTAGTAGGTCATACTCTAGGTTAGCGTTGGGTAAGATTTCAGTACGATATTTGAAGTCGGCAACAACCGGGAGCCAGTCCTCAACTTCACAGGTGACGACACCAGTAGGGAGCTGCTGAATAACACGCTTTGGTGTCTTACGAACAGTAGATGCAGTTGTACCATCGGTTACATTTGGATACGTTGGGTCTGTGTTCTCAGCTGGTCGGTTACGCGCAATGCGAACAAACTCAGGGAATGGGCGAGTAAGCAGCTCAGTGTGTCGCTTGGATGCCGTATATTTTGTATAGAGGTTGTCTGGTTTTAGAAACGAGAATGCCACTGGTAGTACAGATATTTCCGCAACGGTCTGTACTATTCAGTGGCGTTTGCTACATACATTATAACACAACTGCTAGTATTCTAGTAACGTATAGCGTTTTACAACGTAGAAATATCCACTCTTATCAACATCGGGTCGAGCATGACGTTGTTATCTTCAAGCTCTTGCATGAAGTCCTCTTGCTTTTGGCGAGCTTCTAATTGGTTAAATACTTTCTCTCTGAATGTATACGTGTGACGGATAGGACGTTTGATCTCACCCTCTATATAGTTGGTACTATCTGTACGGGTTGAACCGTTATCGTCAAGTATCTTTGTCGTTTCAATGCTGCCGAATTGTGGTGTTTTTTTCAGTAAGCTCATGGTACTCCTTACCAATAGTTATGTATGTTTCCGCTTGTTGATACTTCATCTTCATTTATAGGTTTTTGGCTAGCTTGGTCTTGGTAGGCCAGAGCGTCGCTTGCATCATCATTCGTAGCTTTCGGGAACAGGGTCAGTTCTTCTTCTACATCTACGCAAGTGTTCACTCCGTCCTGCTTTATGTGATAAATACCGCCATGCTCATAGCGTGGTACAAGTGCTTCAATGCGTAACTCTTTTTGTGTGCCTCCATGCTTTAGGTAGATTATGTTTAGGTATACCCCTCTTAGCTCCATCTCATCGTTAATAGATTTCTTCAGCCCCTCAGTAAATTGGTTATCCTCTATGCCAATAACATGTAGGTTGTACCGTTGCCAGTTGGTGAACATTAAGTCAATAAGGCCGGTAGCGGATAGTTTCTGCCGGCGAGCCATGATATTCCATTTGTTTTGATCGTCTATGAAGTTTACAACTATGCCGATGTAGTCTTTGCCTAACTTGATGTCATCTTTGCCTCTTGGGTCAATGGTCATTGTGTTATAGGTTTGTTTCTCACGGACTTCTTTATAGTCACGGTACTGAAACCATGATTGCTTGAACTTACGATTTTCTTCGTCAACTGGGGTCTGCTGATAGAGAGCTGAGAACTCATAGCTACCCATGACAGCTTTTTTCTTTAATAGTTTTTGCAGAGGGAACTTGTCGGGCCATAATGCTTCACCCTCTTTACGGTTTGGTGCATCTTCAGTAGCTATAGCTTTGTGTTTGATAATATCCCATGTTTCGTATGCTTCACCCTGCTTCTTAGCTTCTGCTGCATCTTTGAGTACTCGACCGGCTAGGTCGTCGTCATGCCAACGGGTCAGAATAAAGATAATCATTGAGTTACCTTCTTCGCGAGTTGAGAAGGTAGACTGATACCATTTGTGGCGGCTGTCACGGATTACGGGGCTATCTGCTTCTTCGCGGTTCTTAAATGGGTCATCAATGATACCAATCTTGAAACCTCTACCTGTGACTGCACCACCAACACCTGTTGCTGTATAGCCACCACCTGCGTCTGTAAGCCATTTACTCTTAGCTTTTGCATCTACTCTCAATTTAGTAGCAAACATAGCCTTATACTCATCGGACTGCATGATGTCGCGTGTCTTTTGTCCGAAGTCAGTTGCAAGTTCGTCTGAGTATGAGCTTACGATAATAGGAATGTCCGGTGACTTACCAAGTACCCATGAGGTGAACTTCTGCGTGGTCATGTCACTCTTGCCGTGGCGTGGTGGCATGAAGAACATGATGCGCACATCTTCACCAGCCATTAAGCGTTTATAGCCATCTTCAAGCTTCTTGGCTACCTCTGCGTGGAACCATTCCATCTGATAGTTTTTATCGAGAAGAATACAGTACTCACCAAAAGTACCGTCAGTTGCTGTTTCTTTATAGAGTGCTGCGATTTGCTCTTGCTCGGATAAGCTGTTCGGCTTGTTCTGCACTAAGACTTACTCCTAATTTTTCACCATCACTAGTTAAATCAGCACGTTCAATAATTCTTCCACGTAGTTTTACAGCTAATGTAAGTTCTTGAGTACGATTGCCAGGCTTTGCTTTGATGTCCTCTACTAGAGCATCTAAAATTAAGGTATCTGTTAAACCCTTTTCATCCATCAGTTCCATAAAGCCTTTTGAGTTCAATAATTTAGATGGTGTATGTGCTGTGTTTTCACTATAGCCAGCTTCTAACATTGCCCGTGATGCATTACCACCATTTTCCACCATCTTGTCAACTGCTCTTTTTTGCTTACTAGTTGGCATGATGTTGCTTCTCGCAATCTACTGAACAGTGGTTCTTTGGCTTTGTCGATTGAAAACTTTTGCCGCAGTTTAGGCATACGTTAGTTTTAGTTTGTTCAGTCATTCCCCGACCCTATACCCTTTCTTCGTGAAGACGATCTCTTTAGGGCGGTAAGGGTAAGCTGTGAGGTGGTAGTGATAACCTGTTAAGAAGGCTAGTAGTTTGTAAATCATTTCTCTAACTCCTCCAACGCATCAAGTAATTGAATATAAATCTGACTGTGCATATCGTTCTGTGAGCAGTTGGTAACAGCTTTAGTCACTTTGTCTTTGAACTTCAAGAGGGCTGTGAGTTTGGGTTTAAGCGTATAAAGATAGGATGCTTGGTCGAGGACTTCTTCTATACCCATATCTAAGAGTTGGTCTGCTGGTACTTCGCCTAGAAAGCCTGGTGCGTGTTCTATAGCACCTTTTTCGTACTTGGCTTGGTGATCGGCTACAAAAGCTTCTATGATTTGGTTCTCGTGGTCTATTTGTTGGGGGGTCATTCCTGCTCCTTTAGATCGTCACTACGATATTTCACTATGTATTCCCAAAAGTTCTCTGTAATCAGTTGGTTATGATCGAGCCAAAATATAAGGTCATTGTTACTTCCGTTAGGGGCTTTTGAGCACCATACTAGGAATTGGTGAAAGTGTTTGTCTTCTATCTCAGTCTTGGTCATATAACCTTTCAATTAGGTTTATAATCTATATCTCATAACTGCGGTCAAGGTCGTTAATTTAATGTTGTGTAAAATATATTATTCTTGGCTTTGGCAGTATTTTTCTTGGTGGGCGTGGGTTAGCGTAACTCATCTTGTCCATCTACGTGAGTTTCTTTTGGCTGTAAACCTGGTCGCTGCATTCGTACTGCTTCATAGATTTCCCCTTGGTTTCTGTCTATGAGGGCGAACATTTCACGTCTAACGATTGCTTTTAACGCCTCTGCTTGTTTACTATCGCCTAGAGCAGCTTCAACTGCCGTGAGCAGCAAACCTAGTGTGTAATTCCCATGCCCTCTAAG